CTCATTAAAATTAAAATCAGGTGTGGTTGTACCTGATTCCAATAGTTTTACTATAGAATTGGAATATTTTGAGCATCCTACATCTGGTGAGGGGTTTTTCTCGAAAGATTCTTATTCTGATGTAGATTATGAAGACATTCCAAATTATTTTTCGAAAAATACTGGTAAATCTTATAGTTTAACAGATGTTATTGACTTTAGACCAACAAGAGATGCTAATGATAATATTGTAGGTAGTTTAATACCTTATGGATCAGTAACAGATTTCTTGGAAATTACTTACAAATATTTCTTACCAAGAATTGATAAAGTTGTTGTGACAAAAGATAAAGAGTTTAGAGTTATAAAAGGGACATCTTCTGATTTTCCAGTAACACCACCTGATGATCCTAATGCTATGTCTCTATATATTATTACGGTTCCTCCATACACTTATAATGACAATGATTTAAAAGTTATTCCTATCCACAACAGAAGATATACAATGAGAGATATTGGTATTTTGGATAGAAGAATTGAGGAACTACAGGCAAGGTCTAATTTAAGACTTTTACAGGAAAAATCTAAGAGTGTCCAGATTAGAAATAATAATGGTGTTGATATATTCAAGAATGGTATACTCATTGATGATTTTTCTGGACACAGTATTGGTGATACAAATTCTTCAGATTATAGATGTTCAATAGATTTTGAAACAAATGAATTGAGACCTTCATTCTATAGTGATTCACACGAAATTTCTTTTGATTCTTCGGATTCAAATAATATCAATATGGTTAAGGTTGGTCCTTTATTATTGTTGGAACATACAGAAGTTTTACATCAATCACAACCTGCTGCAAGTAAACCTATAAACATAAACCCACACAACATGACCTACTGGTTTGGTGAAATTAAAATGAACCCTTCTTCTGATATGTGGTTCAGTCAAGATTTAAAACCCAGAGTCAACGTTAATGATTCTGGTGAAAATGATGCTTGGGAAAATTTATCAACAAGTGTTTCTTCAGAGTTGGCACAAGGTTTTGGAACTCAATGGAATGATTGGGAAGACTTATGGACTGGTAGAGAAAACTTTGTTTCGAATCAAGAAGCAGACCCATCTTCACTGGTCGAATCAAATGTTGTTAGATTGCAAAATAGAGAGACTCAAAATTATTTATTTGATGCTGTTGACAAGATCAATGTTGTAGGTTCTGGATTACCAAATAGAATTGAAAGAGATTTAACAAGTAAGAAAATAGACACCAGCGTTGTACCTTTCATGAGACCTGATGAGGTTATTTTCATAGCAACCAACTTAAAACCAAAGACCACATTTTATGGGTTCTTTGATGACACTGCTTTAAGTTCACCTGATATTGAACCTTGCTCTCAGATAGTTGTTACAAACCCTTCTAAAGTTTTTAATGACGGTTTGTATGACGGTGAAATTATAACTGGTGTTGATGGTGGAACTGCTAGAGTGGTTAAAAATGCAAATGATGGTAGTGGGTTGATATATGTTCAATTATTAACAGGTACACTTTCTAATGATGAAACTATTAATGGTGGAACTTCTCTAGTTCAAGCAAAAATAAGTACAATAACAACTCCAACAGAATTAAAATCTGATGCTTCAGGTTTATTGTGTGGGGTTTTAAATATTCCAAGTTCAGAAACTAGCAAATTCAGAACAGGTCAAAGACTTTTAAGATTGATTGATAATGAAGATAATAATCTGAGCAATTCGGAATCGGTAGCTGAAAGTAGCTACACTTCTCAAGGGTTTATGGATGACCCAGAAAATTATGTTGTTTCAACCAGATTACCATTAATCAAAAGGTCTAATATATGTGATGAACTTTCTGTTTCGAAAGATGTATTTTCCAGAGAGTTGACATCGATTAACAGATGTCTAGATTGGAAAGACCCTCTATCACAAACGTTTATAGTTGATCCTGCATCCAACAGAAATGGGGTTTTTCTGAAGTCTGTTGATTTGTTTTTTAAGTCTAAGGATGATACTTTACCAGTTATGGTTGAGATTAGACCAACTATTAATGGTTATCCTTCCACATCTACTGTAATTCCTTTTTCGGAAGTTATATTGAACCCTTCTCAGGTTGTTGTCTCAGAAGGACCAGATGCCTCAGAAGACTCTAATAAGAACACAAGATTCACTTTTGATGCTCCAGTTTATCTGATTCCAGGTGAATATGCAATAGTTGTAAAGACGAATAGTAGTCAATATCAAATTTGGAGTGGTGTTGTAGGGAATTCTACACTGAATACAGATGGAAGTTCCGATATACTAAATCCAAAAATATCTAAGCAACCATTAGTTGGAAGTTTATTCTCTTCTCACAATTCTGGTGTTTGGGATGCTATTAATAATGAATCTATAATGTTTAGGTTGAATAAATGTCAATTTAACACTTCATTGGAATCAACAGCAATATTGAATGTCACTGTTCCATCACAGTCTGAGAGTTTTGACTTGTTCAAATTTAATGTTTCAATGCTGAAAAACTTTTTTGGAAGTCAAAACCCAATTTTTAAATACCAACTTGGAACTTCTAATTTGGTTGAGTTTCATGAAAATAGAAATATTGAATTGTCCAATAGTAAATCTTTTGGTGGGAATACAACATTAAAAATAGAGGCAAAGATTCCAACATCTTCTAATACTGATGTTTCTCCTGTTATTGATATGGAGAGAACAAGTTTAATCACAGTTAGGAATATTGTTGATGCTGTTCAGTATGATGCTTCTGATTTGACTATACAATCTGGGGGAACTGGTTTTTCAACTGGTGAAAAATTATTCTTGACAGATTCTCATGATAATTCTAAACAAGCTGTTTTTGAAATTCAAGCAACTGGTGGTTCTATCACAGGTTTCACTCTCCTATCCTCACCTAAAGATATGACAAATAGTGTTAATATTACAAGTAACACCGCTGGACCTGATGATGCGATCGTAATTGCTGATAGTGAAACTTCACCTTCTGGTAGTGTTGCTGATGCTGTATATATTTCAAAGAGGGTAAACTTACAATCATCATATGAATCTAAGGACATAAGAGTTTATCTTGATTTGTATAAACCAGCAGAAACTGATGTTTATGTTTATTATAAAGTTGCCAGTACAAGTGATTCCGTTATTTTTGATGATAGGAATTGGTACTTGATGAAGCAAGTAACACCAGAGTATGTGGTTTCTGAATACAATAATGATTACAGAGAATATGTGTTTGGTACAGATCCTAACCATAATGGTGTTGAACTTGTGCATAACCAAACATTACCTAATTTTAATGTGTATTCAATTAAGATAGTTTTATCTTCTAATAGTAGTGTAAATGTACCCAAAGCAAGAAATTTGAGAGCAATTGCCCTACAAGAACCTGTCAGTGTATAAATATAAGTGATATAGAATAAGTTGAATTCTTTAACGTTAAAAGAAATCATTCTTATATTTTTTATGTTTTATTTTTTAGCACTTTAAGAAGTTTTCATTCTATTAATTTTTAAAGATAAGTATGCTTAATTCTGTATAAGGAACGACAAAGCACGGTATGGCTACCAATATACTTTCACAAATCGTTCGGGTCTGGTAGGACTAAAGCGGAAATAATTTTGAGGTTTCGCCAAACTTTTGTTTTTTTATAAAGGGGTAGAGATGGCTAATCCTACAAATAGAGAAGAACTAAAACAGTTTTGTTTAAGGAAACTTGGCAAACCTGTAATAGAGATAAATGTTGCTGATGAGCAGTTAGAAGATAGAATTGATGATGCTCTTAAAATGTATCATGATTTTCATTATGATGGTATCGAGAGAATTATAATTCAACATGAAGTAACTCAAACAGATAAAGATAATGGTTACATTACAATGAGTGATGCTATTATTTCTATTGAGAAGATATTAGATCTGAATACAGGTAGTTCAAATGAAATACTATTTGATGCTCAATTTCACATGAATTGGGATGCCCTATACGCTTTTAATCAAACACCATCTCAAATGCAATATTATACAGCAACACAAGAAAATTTAAATCTTATCAATCAAATATTAAATGGAAAACAAATTCTTAGGTATAGAAGACATACTGATAAACTTTATATCGATATGGATTGGGATAAAATTGAAGTTGGTGGTTATATTGTAATTCAAGCATATCAAATAATAGACCCAAACACTTACACACAAGTTTGGTCTGATAGGTGGTTAAGGGAATATACAACTGAATTGTTTAGAGAACAGTGGGGTCACAATCTGAGTAAATATTCTGGAGTTCAGATGCCTGGGGGTGTAACTTTCAATGGTGCAGATATCCTATCAGAATCTCAAACAAGACTGAGAGAACTTGAGGAAGAGTTAAGAAATACTTACGAAGAACCTCCAACTTTTTACATGGGGTAATTATGGCAACTAATCCTTATTTTAATAAAAACTACTCTTCACAATCAGAACAAGATCTGTATGATGATTTAATGGAAGAGTCAATCAAAATCCACGGAATTGATGTTAGTTACTTACCAAGACAAATTCAAAAAATAGATTCACTTTTCAAAGATGTTGAAATTTCTCAGTTTACAGCAACTCATGACATCGAAATGTTCGTTGATAGTGTTGAACAATTTGGTGGTGAAGGTGACTTCTTATCCAAGTTTGGTGTTGAAATTCGTGATACCTTAGAACTGACTGTAATGGTAAACAGATTTGACACTCTCAATATAGGAAGACCAAAAGAGGGTGACTTGATTTTCTTTCCTTTCAATAAGCAACTCTTTGAAGTTATGTTTGTTGAAGATGAGCAAATATTCTACACTCTTGGTAAAAAGTTTGTATATAGATTGAAACTGGAGCTCTTTGAGTATTCTAATCAGATGATCAATACTGGTGTTGAGGATATTGACAATATCCAATATAAAAATGCTTATTCAATTGAACTTACAACTACAAACGGAAACGGAACAGACTTTGTTGTGGGTGAGAATGTTGTTCAAGGAACTAATGCAAGAGGTAGAGTTGCTTCATGGGGAAATAACATTTTAGAACTTATTGATGTTGTTGGTAAGTTTGTTGAGGGTGTAAATGTGGTCGGTGATGGTGGAGCATCTTATGAGATAGATTTACCAGACAATTATGAAGATGTTGAACTCGACATACCAAATGATCCGTTATCTGATAATATTGACTATGAAAAAGAAGCAGACAAAGTAATTGACTTTACAGAAAATAATCCATTCTCCGAAGAAGATTATTAGTAAGTCTTATAAATATATTTGTTATGGCTCTATATAATGAATATTTTTACCACAAAACTATTTTTAAAAGTGTTGCTACTTTTGGAACTCTTTTCAATGATATAACAGTGAAAAGGAAAACTTCATCTGGTGATACCGTCAAAGAACTGAAAGTTCCTCTGTCTTATGCACCAAGAAGTAAATTCCTTTCTAAAATTGAAGTTCAGAATGCTGACGGTAGTATTAATAAAAATACTGCAATAACTCTCCCAAGAATGAGTTTTGAAATGAATTCCTTTTCTTATGATTCGGAAAGAAAACTTAATTCTCTTGGTGTTAGATATAATACAACACAAGATGATAAAGAAAAATCTATGCATAATCCAGTTCCTTACAATATTGGATTTTCTTTGAATGTTTATGTTGAGCATTTTGATGAAGGTTTGCAGATTATAGAGCAAATAGTTCCTTTCTTCAGTCCTTATTTAAATATCCCTTCGAAGTTAATCTATGATGATATGGGTGTAGTTGATGACGTTCCTGTACTACTTAATGATGTTTCCTTAGAAGAGAGTTATGAAGGTCAATTTGAAGATAGAAGAGTTATTATGTGGACACTAAGTTTCACTCTTAAAACGAATATATTCAAACCAGTAAAAGATTCTGGGTTAATTCGACAAGTTGAGACTGATATTATCTCAACTCCAACAGGGGATTCTGGTGAAGTAACCCCACAGGAAGTGCAGCAAGCACAAGAGTTTGGTGTTAAATCAAAATCTATTACAAAACCTGGACTTACAGATCAAGGTGAACCAACAACGAAAGAATCTGAATCAGTTCCAAAAGAACAAATTGAAGCAGATGACAATTTTGGTTTTATTGAAGACTTCCTAGAAGGTATCTAATGTCAAACGATTTCAAAGACATAGAAGAAGTGTTGGATATTCTACCAGAAGACTCTGAAATAAAAGACTTGACAGAAGTTCAAGAGAATGATATAGTAGAAGTTCAAGATGAGTTTTCAGAGGAAATGCAAGACAGTCGCAGAAAAGATTATAAGTTTGCGAGAAAGAATCTGAAAAATGCTATGGAGATTGGGAACGAAGCTTTGGAAGACTTGATAGAGATTGCGAAGAGTTCTCAACAACCAAGAGCATATGAAGTCATAGCAACTCTTGTTAAGAATGTTTCTGATGCTTCTGATAAACTGATGGATGTAAATAAGAAACTTCATGAGATTGAAATCATTGCAGAACCAGAAAAGAACTTGAAAAATATGGATAAACTTGAACTGAATCAACAGAACAATACTTACTATGTCGGTTCAACTGCTGATTTACAAGAACTTATCAACAATACAATGTCAGATAAAGAATTGATAGAAATTGATAAAGATGATGAGGATGAATAAATGCCAACTTATGAATATGAATGTACAAATTGTGGCCACAGGTTTGAAAGAATCCAAAGCATAAATGACGAACCTCT